TGCTTCAGCGCCTCTTTGTCCAGCTTCTGCTCTGTTTTTACAAGCTCCCTGCGCCCCATGGCTAGCAGCGTGGCGATGGCCTGCGGCACCTTCGCATTCGCCAAAATCAGCCGCGTGGACTGCCGGAAGCCTACACGCCCAAACGTCAGCTGTCGGCTTTTCCCGGCCATATCTTCCCGGTGCGCCTCCACATACTCCTGAACGTCCGTTTCCAGCTGTTTGACACGCTTCTGCAGCGGCTCCGCGCTTTTGGTATATTCAGCTTTCACGGCGTCGATGCGCCGCGACATATCCACGCCCATCTCCGTCAGCGCGTGCTCGTACTCATGAATGCTGCGCAGCGCGTCGTTCACTTCTGCCCAGTCCTTCAGCACAGGCTCCCGGTGCAGCTTTTTCCTTGCCATATGTATCCACATCCTTTCTCAAAATTCCGCCCTCTGCATTTTCCGGGCTTGGGACCGGCGCGCACAACGACGCGGCTGCATTACGGCCGGGGCATAGCCCCGGATAACTTCACGCATGGCGGCCATCTCCCGAATGTACCATCCGGCGCGCCTGCGAATAGTACGGCTCCTTCGGGACCCAGTTCACACCGTACCGCGCATAAAAGGCGTCGTTGCTCATCTGGAACCACTCGATGGCCGTTTGCAGCGGGTCCAGACGGCGCTGCACACGCCCCTCGCCGTCCAGTATGTACAGTGTGCCGCCCACCAGACGGGCGGTGCAGGGCAGATATTTTGTCATGTCTATTTGTTCCATGGTATAGAACACTCCTTTCACAGCTTCATGAGCCTGTTCCACTTCTCTTCCAGTGCCTGCGCTTCCTCAAGGATAGCAGACGCATGGTCAAGCACGTC